ATCGTGATTCAAGCGATCAGGAATATGTGATGGCATAGATTGAATAGTGTGATTTCGGGATATTTCGTAAAAGTCACAGAAAAATCTTTATAAATCATAGAACAAAAAAAGACCGAATACGATTCCTGTTTGCGGTATATAGCGGTTTTTCTGTTATTTAACAGTAGGTTGAATAACAAAAACATCCCTTTTGATGGTTGCAATGCTTACCAATGCACTCGTTCAAGATCAAACACTTGCGAGTAAATTCGTTTCCGGTTCGGGAAATTTTCGGTATCGCTAAATCGTTGGCCTGCTTGGCTCATGCACAGACACTACCTCTGCCGTCACTTTCCCCAGCACGATAATCCCGTCCATGCCATCTCCGTCGATCGTCTCACCGTCTGAAGTGATAATCCCTGTTCTGAACAATTACCCTAGCTGCGGATATTCTCCGAGTTGGAAAGCAATCGTGTCACCATTGGCGGGCTTAAGTGTTTTATCCGCCAGTACGAACCCGTCAGGCGTCTCAATCAGCAGCATGTTGTTCCTGTGAGGCATAAGCACATCGTTCAGGTCGATGCGGCGCTTGATGTAGTCCGATGCAGGTGATGGAAATCCCAAAGTTACCTCACATATCCCATATTGCGGAGAGCCCACGTTTTGTTTTCACTCTCCTCCGTGACCAGCTCGAAGAAGAAATTCTGGTAGTACCGGAGCCACCTGTTGCACTCTGCCAGCGTCCAGAAGTGGTTAGCATCATCAAGCCGCTTCTGGAGGCCCGCGGTGGTAACAATCTGCCTGCCCCGGCTGTCCTTGGTTATCGCCCCAGTGAGCGCCGCGTGTATGTCTGCTTCACTCGCCATGATAAATCCTCCGCTGATAAATACTGTATGGATAAACAGAAATATCGATCGGTACTTTTGATCAAGGCGGAGCGGTGGTCAGATTTGTAAAGGAGTTGATGGTGAAGGGTTTTTAGTTGGTGCTGGCGGTGTTGAGTGACTAATCTCAAATCACCCATTCCGCAGCCTGCTGAGACTAGCGCGGAGCCCATATCACATAAGGTGTTTGCATCTGAGAATGCTGCAGCATACAACTCTAGCTTCAAAGTGTGATAATTGCCTTAGCGCAAGTGATTTTGAGTGTTGTTGGTAATTGTTGTAACATATAAATCAGACAGGCTCGCGTATTTTAGGTAGTTAAGTTAGGAAAAATCAGGAAAATACTAAATTGAGATATATAAAAGGAATTTAAATGAACGCTAAAAAATATGCGATACATTTTTTCTTTGGATTGATGATGCTGGCTTTGTTCGCTTATCCATGGATTAAAAATCCGATAGAGCCAAGAAATCAGATTATGGCCGCCGTGGCATTAGTTAACTGTTTTTTATACCCATTCTCAAAGCTGGCACTTGAAAACCTGTTTATCAAAGTGGCAGGAAAACAATTTCTGAAGAAAAAATTCTTTACTATTGACACAGTTGGCACTAATAAACTTAAAGCTCTTCACTGGGCGTTTAGCTTTATTTTTGCGATTCCCATCTGCCTTATAGCGCTATCTTTCCTGAAAAAATAGGCTGGAAACCAGCCTATTTTTCTTACCCTACAGACCCAGAGAGGTGTTAATTTTGTTGATTAGTGCATCATCAATTAATGCGCTGGTCAACGCGAGAAGAACCCCATAACCGAGAATACCGATAGGCGTCCCAGCCAGAGCGGCGAAAGTGAAAGCAACTGCTACAACAGCAACTTTACCAGCAGTCATTGCCTCAATTTTAACAAGCGCCGGACGCCAGTTGTCATTCAGGAAGGCTTTGATAAGCTCTTTTACTGTCTCGTATGTATCAGTTGCTACACCGTAGTAACCGAATCCTTTACTAAACTTAGCTAATTGCGTTGCATATGATGAATATTGAACAGAGTTCAGTGCATTCGCGATCGCATTACGATCTGCTGCGCTGAATTTTGCCCCCAGCGAGTTTTTATAATTGTTAAACGCTGCGAGTGCTTCATCTACGTTACGCAGGGTTTTACCTTTAGCATGCTCTGCATATTCCTGTGCAAGTGCAGAGGCCTGCTGGCTGTATTTACCGGTAATTTCTGCCATGAAGTCTGCAGTAAACTTGATAGCATCTGCAACGGCAGTATTTTGTTGAGCGCGCCCTTGAAGCGTGTAGTCGATAATTGCAAGTTCCTTTTTGGCTGCTATCATCGCCTGTTTGGCTTTAGTAATTCGCGTACCGGCTTGTGTGCTGGTTGCCAAAGCTCGGTTGTCAGCAAGGATTTTATACAGCGCAGCAACACGCGCATCGGAAACGTCACCCTGGTAAGTCGAGGTAGCATTTGGTGTACCTGCGCCATTGCCACTATTGCCACCACCAGGAAGTTGAGCGAAACCGAGGACTACGCCATAAGCATCACCAAGGCTATAGGTGGTAATGCCGACAACCTGACCGTCCTCTCTTAAAAAGTAAGCTGCAAAATCTTTTGGATTTAATCCTAAGCTGCGAGCCAGATTGTCTCCAACAGATTGATTTACTCCTGTAGAACCTACAGCACTACCCGTGCCGCTACCATTGCTGCTATCGTGATTCCCTGCATTACCCTGACTGCCACCACCTGGAGCTGGACCATTACCACGTTCTGAACTCCACGATGTTCCATCACCTTGACCGCCACCATAATTAAATCCGGGCATAATTATTTCCTTCTCAATTCGTAAAGGTTGAAACTGCTTTTTACTTAACAACCAAACCAGTTGTAAGCGATTAAAAAACAAAATACTGTACATATAAACATGTTTATCCATACAGTATTTTGATGATATGCCTCATAGATTACTTCGTCAACCGCGAAAGACAAAAATGTCAGAAAAATATTAATTTTTTACCTACATATGGCAGATTTGAAATTAGGCAGGCTATGAATGAGTTGCGGGGTATGAGTTTGTAGTGTTTTTTTTATTCTTTCAGTTTCAAGGTATTCTTATGTTAGTTAGGTCTAAAATCCTTAAGTGTCTTTTCCATCTAAATATTTCAGCCTGACCCCCATATTTTTGATACTTTCCGAATGCTCGTCGATGAGTTTCTGCTGCGAATGGCATACTGTCAGGAGTAGACCTACTTGTTCCAGCGGGTCGAGTGATTTTTTACCATCAGAATTTGTGATTACCCCTTCTGGCAGGATTTCTTCAAACTCCTGAGCAATTACTCCGTACTTATGCGAAGAGCCAACCTGTTTGCCTTCTGCAATGAACATCTCACCTGTAATGGGGTCTGGCGACTGATAGGTGAAAGTTTTATCTTTGAATTTGTATGCCACCGGATGTATCTTGCGAATAATATCTAATGCCAGTTTCTCATCAGCGTCTTCGATCCCTTCTTTCAAAGTTTTATCTAAGTCAAAAAAATTAATACCTTTGGCGGCTCCATCAACCTTAACTTCAAGATAGGTGCTGTTTACTGCTGAAGATGCTCTTACGCGGCCACCAACTGAAAATGATCCATTGGGTGCATACAAAAGCCCATCAACCGTAAACTGAAAATTTGCGTTCTCAACAGTATTCGCTGAGTTCACTATACGGATATTAAACCCACCGGTTCCGCTGCCCCGGTTCACTACGATAGATCCTTTACCTGTGGAACCATCCTCATTCCAGACAAGATGCGTCCCTTGCTGCCCCATATTTACGCCGTTAGACGTTGCTGAGACACCATTTTTCGCAATGATAGTTGTGCCAGTCAAACCGCCAGTTAGTGTTCCCCCCAATAGCGGTAATGCACCAAGATTGCTCAACGCAGTTGTTTTATTTGAAACATCATTAAGGTTCTGGCTTTTATCCATCTTTCCAGAAACAGAGCCCACAACGCTGCTCCATGACGGTCCACTATATTGGCTGCCATCTGGCAGGGTAACTGTGATATTGCCGCTGGCGCTGTAGACCTGCTGCCAGTTAGCCTTATCCAGATTCAAGCCGCGAATAGCTTTCGCAACATCAGCCGCCACCTGCGCAGTAATCCCAACAAGAGCGGCGTTTGGTACGGCTGCGCATACTGTTCGCAAGTTGTTTTGATGACATCCCAGCCTTGCTGGTGTCAGTAGCATAGACATTCAGGCCATTTCGCGTCTGCTCGATCTTTTTTGAGTAGTCATCAAATGTTTCAGTATCGAGAAAACCTTTCGCTTTGAACTTTGCGAGCTGGCGCTGCTGTTCATCCAGCCGGTTCAATGCCGAGTTAACCGGATCAATTTTATCCAGCAAGTCAGATAGAGCTTTAGACTCTTCATTCGTGGCTTTAGATACTTTTCCAGCGCCGTCTGAAGCCTTCTGGCCCGCCTGTGTCATTTTATTTAATGCACCGGCCAGACCTTCCGCATTACGCTGCGCACTAGTACTGTCGATGACAATCGCAAGGCGTGATTGTTGTTCGGCCATATTTTCTCCGGGCATAAAAAAACCCCGCCGAAGCAGGGTTATGGTTTTTTGCAGCTTTCGCTCTATTTAGCCAGTATTAAATCATTCACATTTATCAGCGAACATTTTTAATTTATCCAACCTGCTTTGCAGTCCATCACCATCATCAACCTTAAAAAAGTCAGATGTTGAATATGAAAGACCTAACAGCGGAATTACCCAACGAGGCTCTGCCTCGACATGGACATAAATTCTCTCAAAGCCAACATACGCGCCAAATGAATTTTTACCATTTAGCTCGCCGCATACATAGCCACTACTGTTTGAACCGGTATCGTCTTTACTGGCAACAAAATGCATATTTCTGAATTGGGCGCTTGAAGGGTCTTTAAGAGATTGCGCTACATCTTCTTGTGCGATTTTGATGAATTGTTCATCTGACGGCTTGCATCCAGAAAGTAAGAGAACACCAAAAGCGATAAATAAAAACTTTTTCATATCCCTATCCCCATGAGGTTTTATGGGATAAATCTTATCACGGCGGTAGCGCAAGACAATGCAAAACCATAAGGACTAAGCATGTATGAGGATAGGTGAATGTTTAAAGCATAAAACCCACCTAGCGGTGGGCTTATTCATCAACTGGAAAGAATGGGTTGTCACCCCAGTCAGATGGCAAGAATGGAATATGTTTCCGAGAATAACCAACAATTGTTATTTTATCATTGCTGTTTTTTATATAGTGAATGCACTCACCTGAAGCCATTCCATTCGGGTTGAAATTCAGGTCAACCGTCATGCCCTTGAAGGTGCTCTCATACCAAGTGGGGCCGCAATGATAATGCCAGTAATTTTCTTGCTCATAGCCATCACTTCCGGCTATTTTCTCATAATCGTCATCAACCCATGATGGCTTATTCTTACCTTTTAAAGCCTTTCCTTCACCAAGGTCGATAGCAAACTGAGCTATAACTCTTTGCTCATCGGGCGTCAGATGAATCCAATCCGTTGAAAACCGCTTATCTAAAAAGCCTGGGTTGAACTCATCTGAGAGAGTGGCGTTTATCTTCAAGAAGTGATCCTTGCTAATTAACTCTTCTTGCGGTTTGCCGCCGCTAAGAAGTCATCGACTGTCATTCCAACCGTATAGCTTACACTTTTTTCAGATGTTTTGCCGCGTCCTAGGATTGATTCGCCGATCTCATTCCAGCATTGGCGAGCTTCCTCTTCGCGAGCAACGCGCTTTAGCTCTTGAATATGCATATAGACTCCAATGAGGTTGATTTATGCTTGACGATAGCGTCAGTTTACCAGTTGCTCAAAAATGAGCAAGGGTGAACAAGCATGAACATCGATGAATAGAGGTGAACATTACTGGGCACTTTCTGCACTACTGATTTGCTTGCTTCCGCTCCCATTCCGCCCTGTCCGCATCGTCCAGGGCAAAGATAGCCACCTCAAATTCGTCTCGGTCAATCTGAAGTGGTTTGCAGGCAAGATAGGTGTTGATGTCTTCAAGGCTTATCGGCAGTGGCGTCGCCGCCATACCTGCGTACTTTCGGCCTCGAGTAATGACTGCGTAAGCGCCGAGAATCTCGCTACACACGCCATCAATATCGGGCTCAGGGATGGGGGGAAGCTTTAAGCGCTCTCGCTTCCAGCGGTTCTTTTCTCCTTGCTCTCCGCCAAATTGCCGGAGCCAGTTTTGGCTCTCGAGGACTTTCCCACCGTTTCCTGAGTCTGCGCCTCTTTACCCGCGGCAATATCAGATGCAGTGCTCAGCACGGCCCAGTAAAGCTCAGGGTGCTGCAACAGCAGTGCCTTACCCTTCCCTGACGAGTATTCAATGGCGATTTCTTTCTCTGCTTCGTCAGCCTCGCCTACACCCTCCCAGTCAATCAGCAGGTGTTTTGCAACGGAATCAATCAGTAGGTCGTCAGAGATTTCAGTAACGTCTATTTCTGCCAGGTTGAAGTCTGGTGTGCCTACTTTGAAACGGGCGTCCAGCTTATCGATGTGTCGGCGCACAATTGCATTATGCGAGCGGAATGCCGGATTGCTGATAGAGCCGACCTTTAACTTCAGGCCTTCCATCGGGGTAATCCAGCGCTCTGAATTAGCATCCAGTTTTGGTGTTTTTAGAATCAGCATGTTTATCTCTTCTTACGGCCCGCCACCATGGGCGGGCAGATAGATTAAGGCGCGGTGACTGTGATCGCCGTAGTGCCGGTGTAAGAGCGCGCTTTGCCGGTGATGGTTGCCGAACCCTCCTTCTTCCGTGTCACCTGAGCAGTTTTCTGGCCGGTTGATGTAACGGTAGCTACTGTCGGGTCTGAAGACTCCCACACAACCGTATCGGTAGCGTCCGCAGGCGTCATCGGCACAGCGATGTCAGTGTAGACGTCGTTCGAGTAGTTACTTTCGATTGACGCATCCAGGTCTACCCACCACGGAATGGTAAAGGTATTGGTTGGCGACGCCAGCAGAGTGCTCATGTCGTTGTTATTGGTCAGGATGCCCGACTGGAAAAACGCGGTTCGCTCTGCGGTGTTAACCTGCATGTAGTCGCGCAGTTCGTCGCGGAATACAACGTCAGAAAGAATGGTTGGCATTGCTTAAATCCTTATTTGGTCGCCTCATGAGCCTTCTTAAGACGCTCATATTCGGCTGGGTTATTTTTGCGGAGCTCAACGCGCTCCATACCACGAAGTTCTTCCCATTTTTTGGCAACCCGGTCACCACTCTTAGGCGCGGCCCCGCCGCCACCTGCCTGACTGCCGCGCACTAGGGATGCGTAACGCGGAGAGGTTTCGAACTCTTTCTCCAAGTCAGCGAGAGTGCTGACCGTGAGATTGCCTGACTCGTCAGTAATGCGTACCTGCCCTTCTGCCACCTTCAGGCGACGGGCGATAAACTCAGTGAGGATTTCGGCGTTTGAGCCATCTGCAATAGCCGTAGCGACTCGAGTAGCTGCAAGGTTGATGTCTCGCTGCTCAATGGAGCGACGAAGCTCTACGAGGCTGCTACGCTCGCGATCAAGCTCTGCCTGAGAGCTTTCAAATAGCTGCTGATAGTTGCCCTCCGCCCGGGCACGCTCGTCGGCCTCTCGTTGCGCCTGTTCTTCTGCCGCACGGCGACGCTCCTGCTCGGCTTTCTTCTCTGCCAGAAGCTCGTCGCGCTGGCGCTTGAGGCCGCTGACGTCTTCCTGGGGGATGCCATCAACCTGCAGCAGATATACTTCACCCTGCTGTACATACAGCGCCTGCTTGGCTTCTTCGAGCTGAGCGAATTCCTCAGCGGTAAGCTGATACTTCAGAGTCATACATTCTCCTGAATGGATGTATGCTGGCCCGGCCAGCTTGATTATGTGTTAAGAAGGCGAGAAGCTTCGAGGTTGGACTTGCTAATTCAATGGGAGCTTTATGAGTGCTTTATTAAAAAAGATGCTTGCGTCTTCAGCGTTACCGGTATTTTTCACGCTATTTGGCGTGATAATTTCAAGCTATTTTTCATGGCTTGGAAATTCTCAGAGTAGCCAATTGGCTTATAAAACCTCATGTATTGCTCGCACTGATCAGCAAGAGGCTCTATTAAGAGAGAAATACAGTCATTTCCTGAGAGCATTAACTACTTTCTCAATGTCCCCAGAACTAATCGATGACATTGACGAAAAGCAATTTAGAAAACTTGCTTCACCATTGGCAGTTACAGCAATGGACATGACGGCGTATACCCCAGAACCTTTAACTGAAGTAGCGCTGAACGTTACAACAGCTTTAATCGTCGCAATGAACGCATTTGGTGATCCAGTCAAAGAGGATCAGGCTATCAGAGCCGCCATGCAATCTTCTAAGGGCTCGTATTCAGCCTATCACTCTGCTCTTGACGAAATAGAGAGGCAGAGAAGAAATTGTGATTAGCCGATGCCTGCAAGCTCGAAAGCATGCGGCTCTAAATTTTTGAGTTGATCAAGGGTGTACTGCCTGCCGTTGTCATCAACGAATCGGTCAATGCTGAGGTCGCCTTTGCTGAACAGCTCGTAGCGCGCCGGACCGAGCACCTCTTTCTGAAATGCTGCAGGCTGTCTCGCCAGCCATTCCCCATAGGTCGTCTTACTACTGACCTGCTCAACGCCATTAGGCCCGACTGCTGGTCGCGTTGAGCCGGGAATTTCCCGGCGATACTCGGCCTTCAGCACAGGAACTTCTGACGTGCGACACCCCCAGTGAAACGGCGGTGATATCTGTGCCTTAATGTCAAAGTTAATATCAATCGGAATGAATTTATGAAAAGCAAAGACGAAAGATACCTTGAGTTAATGAAAGAATTAGATCGTGCCGATGAAGAGATTAAATGCCTCTTCCTGAATATGGCTAACAAGGACTTTGATTATGATTTCTTTATGGCTATAGGTATTGCCAGACGAAGCTGCGCTTTAACTTCCGGCTTCAAGTCGATGCTTAAGGACCGAAACTCTTTATGCGCATTAGCCTTAGTTAGGATGCAGTTAGATAACTCGCTACGCCTTTACGCGGGCTTCTTCTCAAAAGATAGAATCAAATTTTCCAAGGATGTCTTGAATGGAAAAATTATCAGCAAGATGAAGGCAGATGATAACCAGCCAATGACAGATAATTATCTTGCTCGCCGGGTGAGTAGAGTTAACCCTTGGGTTATCAATGTCTACAAAAAGACTAGTGGTTACATACATTTTTCTGAAGAGCACATCAAAGAAGCTCTTCGACATAGAGGTGGCGAAAACTTCGAGCTTATTATCGGGCCAAACGATTTTGACAGAGAAGACGTTCACTTTCTTGAGCCTTTGGAGTGCTTCGCTCACATTACATCTATGATAAAAATTCAGCTTGAAGACTGGCTAGGGTTGCTGGATAGGTCTCAGATTTAATTCTCATCATCAGGCGCTCCCGTAAATGCGCCTTGTGGTGGTCACAAAAAAGCCCCCGTGAGGAGGCTTTATAATTTATGACTTGAAGCCACGCTTACCGTGGGCTTTGCGCCATGATTTAACAGCGGCGACAATCTTGACAGGAGTTGCATCCTTATCTTCGCTGTAAAAGATGAGGTCAGAACCTTCAGGGTGCTCACTTACCGAAATGAAATTTTCCAGAAGTTTGTCCTGATAAGCTTCGCCGCCTTTAGCGCTACAGATTTCGTTCACAAGAAGGGGGAATTCTGCTTCCGTGTAGTCATGAAATTTAGGTTTTAGCTTCATGATTGATGCCCTTCTTTTTCGATGAAAATCATCTTACTCTTTTTGCACCTACATGCTATCAATCTTGAACACATCATAAGTCATTACGCATAGGTATAACCAAGCGACAGCTAGCTGAGCAACATCTATAGGATTTCATCCAATTCTGACTATACACTCTTTAAAGAGTCAGTGCGCACTTGGCTTGATTTCAAAACTTCTCGCTGTTTATCAGACTTACAAGTTCGAATAAAAAACCCGCCAAAGCGGGTTTATAGTTTTTGATAACAAGGGGCAAACATCATTTCCCTATGTGATAGTGCAATGCGTTAATCTCTGGGACGTCAGCAGGCTTCACTGGGAACTTCATTTTTGCAAAATTGCTCAGAATACTTCCAACCACCCTCTGGCACTTAGATGGGTCGTTATTTTCATCAGCCCAGAACCGCACTGGCTTGCTCTCTCCATGTCGCTGCTGAACATATACAGTGCATGCACCACCGTTAGAGAGGTCTGCTTTCATTAGTTTATAGGTTGGTACATCAACTGTGCCGACTTGGTTTACGTACTTCTGAGTGTTGCTATTAACCTCACTCGTATGCTTGTTAGGGTTGCTTGTAACTCCCCCAGTATGCTTAGCCTGACACCCAACAAGCGCCACTACCGCCAGTGCAAATAGTATTTTTTTCATCGCTTACTCCCTGTTGAATAGTAAGCACCTTATATCACATTGTTACATTGCATGACACGGTTCTGTTAAAGGCTGCGGCAAACTTGTTATCACAATTTTTCTTCATTAAAAAACCGCCCGCAGGCGGTTGCTTGGATAGTAAACTAGAGCGCGGCAGGCCTTCCTGTTTGGACAGACTCGACTTCTACCATTTTGCGAAATACTCCTTCAATGAAATCGACCTTATATGAGGAGTAGTCAAAGCCATTATTGACGTTTTCGGTGTACTCTTCACCCCCTACAACTGGAAAGCCATATACTTCCGTAGCTCCACTTTGGGAGTTTGACCAAATTACTGCAATTTCTCCACCCTGATAGTTGTGTACAACATTAACCAGCATCCCACCAGCATAACTTCTAATCCGGTAATCCAAGTCCTTCGTGATAGACTCAATAAAATCCATATAAATCATAGTTGCCCCTTAAAAATTTGAGTAGATGTTACTCAAACCTATAGATGGGGCTACTAACATTAAATTCAATTCTTGACCTCTTACTTTTAGAAATTTAATTCATTTCATGCACTGCTCGCTGATGTACTGCTGCAGCCCGGCTATTTGCTTTCCGGCGACTTCGATTCGCTCTCTGAGGGTGAAATAATCCCGTTGAGCGGCGTCAGTAAGTCGGGCGCTGGCTGCATCATCCAGGCTGGAGGAGCCGGTGGAGGACTGCTTCGCGCAGGTGGCGTTGAGCTGCAGCCGGCGCTTGCCAGTAGCAACGTCATTACGCAGCTGATCGATAGTGGCTTTAGCACTTGCTAACTCCTTCGTGTATTTCTCATCGAGTGCGGCCACATCGCGCTGGCGGGTCTGCATATCGGTGATGGTGTCATTAGCCTCCTTGAGGCTGGTGGTTGCGATGTCACGCTGCGCCTTGTAGTCAATGGCATTACCGCGGTAATAAAGCGCGAACGCTACTGAGGTGGCTAGTAGCAGCAGAACCAGCAGGATGAGTGCAGCAAGCAGCTTAGACTTTAAGGTCATCAGCACTCTCCGCCAGGCACATGGTGCGCTCCATATCGCGACGGTTCATTAATCCACGCCATTTCTGTCCGCCAGCGTAAATCCAGCGGCGAAGCTCTTCACATGCGCCATCAACGTCACCGGCATTCAGACGTTTAAGCAGTGTCGATTTCGAGAACGCGTTTGTGCCAACGTTATAGGTGAAGCTGTACAGTGCGGCCCGCTGATATTCACCCAGTGGGATTTTGACCATTCCGTCAACTGCCTTCTTAATCGGCTGCAGATCGTTCCACATCAGCCGATCACATTCGCGGTCAGTGTATTTCTTGCCTTTAATAATGTCGGTATCGCCGACAATCTGCCGAACAGTGAACTGGAATTCATCGCCGCTGAAGTCGATGCGCGGATGAACCAGCACAAAACTAACCCGCTGATGCCAGCTCTGTGCGCGTTCCTGACGAAGCATTACGACTACCCGGCTATTGAGAATGTTCGACGAAGACGACGAGCAACACGAAGCGGCTGAGGTATTTCTGCGTGAGGCTATGGTTCGGGTAGCTCGGCGTGAGGTGGCGATCGGGATTTACAGCAGAAAACACGGAAATCAGGAGGCGGCGTAATGCAGCCGGGCATCTATTACGACATCAGCAACGAGGATTATCACGGCGGCCCGGGCATCAGCAAATCACAGCTGGACGACATTGCCATCAACCCGGCCATATTCCAGTGGCGCAAGGAAGCGCCTGAAGACGATGAGAAGAAAGCTGCGCTGGATATGGGAACGGCGCTGCACTGCCTGCTGCTGGAGCCTGATGAGTTCGACAGGCGTTTCATCGTTGCTCCTGAGTTCAACCGCCGCACGACAGTCGGCAAGGAGGATGAAAAGCAGTTCCTGAAGGATTGTGCAAACAGCGGCATGACAGTAATGGATGCTGAACAGGGACGAAAGCTGAAGCTGATGCGGGCAAGCGCCCTCGCCCATCCTGCGGCCCGGTGGCTGCTTGAAGCTGAGGGTCATCAGGAAGTGTCAATCTACTGGAACGACGAACAAACCGGCGAACTTTGCCGTATCCGGCCAGATAAATTCCTGTCAGGTCAGCCCGTCATCGTCGATGTGAAGAAAGTGGCCGATATGTCCCGCTTCGCCCGCCACGTCGAAGAGTTCCGCTATCACGTTCAGGATGCCTACTACCGTGAAGGTTTCAGCAAGCAGTTCGGTGAGTACCCGCTTTTCGTTTTCATTGCTGTCAGCGAGTCGATCGACTGCGGCCGCTATCCGGTCCGGGTGTTTCAGCTTAGTGAGGATGACGTGGCGGTAGGTTATGACCTGGTCCGGCGAGACCTTACGGCCTATCACGCATGCATGCTGTCCGGTAACTGGGGCGGCATTGAAGAAATTACACGCCCTGACTGGGCTAAGAGAAAGGATTACGCATGAGCAACGACATCATCACCGCGCCGGTCAATGAGGCCGACACTAAAGCGGCCATCTTCAGCCCGAGCGGCCTGCAGAAGTTACAGGCGTTTGCCGAAGTCATGGCGCAGGGTAAAGCAACGGTACCTGCTCACCTGTCCGGTAAGCCTGCTGACTGTCTGGCGATCGCATTACAGGCTGCCCAGTGGGGCATGAACCCCTACGCAGTGGCACAGAAAACGCATCTGGTTAACGGCACGCTGGGATATGAAGCTCAGCTGGTAAACGCGGTAATCACCAGCTCTACCGCCGTGCAGGGTCGTTTCAAATATGAATACGGCGGCGACTGGGAGAAGTTTAAGCCAGGCGCAGCCAACGCATCGAATGAGCGTGGACTGTCTGTGCGTGTCGGCGCAGTGCTGAAGGGCGAAACGGAAATCACCTGGGGTGAGCCGCTTTACATGGAGTATGTCACCACGCGCAACTCCCCTCTCTGGAAGACAGCACCCAAACAGCAGCTGGCATACCTGGCTGTTAAGTACTGGGCGCGCCTCTACTGCCCTGACGTGATTCTCGGCGTCTACACGCCGGACGAGTTTGAGCCGGCGCAGCGTGCGGAACGCGACGTTACACCGGCACGCAGCCGCGCTGACCTGAACAACCTGATTAACAGTAAACCTGAAACGCAGCAGCCCGAGTGCGAAATTAACCCGGCGACGAACACCAGTGCAGCAGCGCGAACCCCGGATGAACTGTTGGCCGATTTCACCGCTGCAGCAGCTGAAGCTGACAACGTTGCAGGGCTTGACCGCTGCTACAAGTACGCAGCACGCATGCTGGCAAGCGAGGCTGAAACGCTGGAAAAGGCCACTGATGTTTATCTGCTTCGTAAGGCAGAAATCGAAGAGGCACACAGCAAATAACAGGAGACAACATGGAATCACCTGAATACCGGCGTCGCGGCAATCAGTTAACTCTTGGCCGCCGCTGGTCACCCGATGAGATAGGCCTTCTGAAAGAACTCGCAGCAACCATCCCACCCAAACTTATAGCCAGACAACTCAACCGCTCATATGAATCTGTTCGACAACGGGCCAGCCGCAGCCGGATACGTTTTCTGGAAGAGCGTAGCAAAGCCAACAGTGGCACTAAGCCAAATTTATGACACAAATACACTGTACGTATAAACAGTATTTTGCTGTTCTTTATCAGGCTGTGCGCGTAAGGTAGCTGAGTGAATTCACGGCCTAACTCACTCAACTGAAAGAGGATTTATTATGTCTCATACCGACCAGGAATTTGAAGACCTGCAAGACCTCAATACCCTGTATCGCTCTGCGATTCTGGACACCACCGAAGCCGTCGGCTGGGGTATCGAAATTCTGACCAAAGTTGTAGCGGCGATTAACGCAGGTACGGCTGGCTCCCTGTCTCCAGACGATCAGTATCAGGCTAAGCAGACCCTGATGTATCTGAAAAGCCGCAAGGACGACAACGCACAGTTCCGTAAGCCTGGCGACCCGGAGCCGCGTACTTTTCAGCAGTACGAACACCCGTAACAGTTAGCTGACTTTTTTCAGGCCGATGAAAGTCGGCCTTTTAACCTCACTGAACTTCTGATTTACCCTTTCTTAAAGGATACCAAAATGACTACTGCTACAGACCTGGCGCAACAGGCGATCGATAACATTAACGCACTTAAAGCGCTGGCTGAAAAATCGGGTGAAATCCCGGCTGATGTGCAGACTCAACTGGATGATTATGCCAATCAGGTCGATAAACTGACCAGGCAGTTAGGCAGCGAGCAAGAGACCCGTGAGGGTTATCGCGTCAATATTCTGATTGATGAGGAGCAAATCAGCCTTGCTCTCGAAATCATGAATAAAATTGAGAATGGACTCACCGATAAAACCATTCCTCAAATGCCTACTACTCTGCGACGTCAGCTTACTGAAACACTGGGGTATGTTACGAACCGGAAGGAAGAGATGCTTGTTTTCCGCAAAAAAGGTGACTCGGAACCTCGTACGTACGAAGAGTACCGCATGGGAATTTAATCGCCTTTAAATTCCTTATAAACAGCCGCCTCCGGGCGGTTTTTGTTGCCTGCTATCTGAATATTTTCGCCTCGGCATTGAGCCTGAGAGCGGCATAAGGGGTTAGAGAATGAACACATAAGAGAAGCAGGGACTTGGCAAAGCATGGCTGATGCTGGAAGGCCCGCTCCCTGAGCCAATTGTTGAATCTATTGGAGTGTCGCTGTATCGCAAACCAGATGTGTAGCCATAATGATAGGCTCCTTTGATGTGTTTATAAATCTGTCAAAAAACCTAGTTCGGACGCACTCGGCTTACCTGAGGTCTCTCCAAATACAAGCCAACTCAAATTCCTTGCTAAATCCCGTTTTTGAAGTAAAGTTGTGATAAAGTCAAAATTAGGAAAATGATTTATCATGGCAAAACATCCTGTAGAACAAGCACCTGAGCTAGATTTTTCTAGCACAGACTTCGAAAAAATCATCCCTTACCTCAGTACTCACGGAATTACCGATGATGAAGGTCGCTATCTGCACTGGAGTCAGCTTAAGTGGAGGGTTCCAAGTAAATCAGCGAAATTTATATGGCTGGCAGTGAAGTTTGCACGGCAACAAGCTAAAAAAGAAATTGGTTTATATGATAAGAATGATCATGAATTTCACTACTGTGTGCCTGATTCCCTCGAGCCTAAATTACACAAAATCGTACAATTGGGGGCAGGAAAAGTTGCAGCTATTGCGGGCTCCCAGGCTTCAAGCAACGTTCAACAAAATTATCTTGTGTCTTCATTGCTTATGGAGGAGGCCATAACTAGTGCTCAGCTGGAGGGCGCGGTAACCACGAGAGCCGATGCTAAAAAGATGCTGGAAGAGGAGCTACCACCTAAAACTCCAGACGAAAAAATGATAGTCAATAATTATATGCTTTTAAGATTAGCTGATAGGAGAAAGCATGAACCCTTAACAAGAGATCTTATGCTTGAATTTCATAGTGTTGCTACTTATGGAGTATCAGAAAACAACAACATCCCTGGTGAATTTAGGTGCAGTAATGATATCTATATTGGGAATGACGAAAACCCACTTTATTACCCACCTGACTTTGAAGACTTAGAAGAAAGACTTGAAAAGATTTGTCATTTTGCCAATTTTAAGCATGATGGCGAAGAAGGGTCAAAGTTCATCCCACCCATTATAAAAGCGGTCATTTTGCATTTTCTAATGGGATATGAGCATCCATTTCGGGATGGAAATGGAAGAACTGCTAGAGCAATATTTTATTGGTATATGCTGAAAAGCGGTTATGATATATTTGAATTTATATCCATCAGCAAAATAATAAAAGAACGTGCTAAAGACTATGGTTTTTCATATTTATACGTTCAGAAAGATTGCGGTGATTTAACATACTTCATTGATTTTCAAATAAAAGTTATACTTGAAGCTTTTGATGACCTTCAGGATTATTTAAAAGTTAAGACCCAAGAATTTTATGAAATACTGAAAATATTAGAGCACTCCAAGTACAAAGATAAGCTTGGATTTATTCAAAAAGACCTTATAAAAAAGGGGGTTAAAGAACCTGGCAGACTTTTCAAAGTTAAGTCAGTTCAAAATGCTTATGGCGTAAGTGCTAATACCGCAAGAAAATTCTTAAAAGAACTTTGTGAGATGAACATATTTCTTCCAATAAAATTTGGTAGAGAAGTCAATTATATTGCTCCGGCTGATTTGCGGGAAAGGCTGAAAGTCACAAAATAAGTTATTGATTTAAAAAGAATTTAATCTGTTACGACACATCTCAACTCTCGGTAAAGAAAAAGATTATAAGGTTAGCGTCAATCTGGAAATAACAAGTGTCGCTTACAAAGAGCGTACGAACATGCCGTTTATCGCTATGGTAATGGAATTGCAGTAGTCTTGGAGCCAGTGCGGATACTTTATTGAGCGTCTGCAGTACTAAAGAAACGTTGCACTGCAGTTCCCGCGCGGCACTGACCTGGTTTATTTTAAAGAGGATAATTGATGGCCGCCCACTTTAAACCGAAGAAATGCCCGAAATGCGGCTCAGAGAAGGTCATCAAGGACAGGATTATCGGTCAGCACACCGGCGACTGGAAGTGTGTTGATTGCAGGAAAGTTTTCAGTAAGTTCGAGACGGAAGAGTGGCAAAGACGATAAGATTTTCGCGTCCATCGGACCCGGTTTATCAGAAGGAGGATGGGCAAAAGTGAATGATATTATGTTATTCGGTGCAGGGCATCATGGAAAGAAAAAGCAAGTCGTTCCCGGAGTGGAAAAGGTAACTTTTAGCTCCAGCATAGAACCCCACGAATCCCGAAATCGCTTATCTTCCAGTAGTTATAGCGCTACATTTATTGTTAAAACTGTCTATCAAGAAAGAGGCGGGTATTTAATTGGTGTCTGTGGGGATGACCCATCTGATGAAGATATAGTGAAAGCTATTTTTAAATACAACCCTAAGCCAATGGGTTAATAAATATTGATTAAAGACGACCTGCTACGGCAGGTTTTTTTACGCCCAAATTCCGGAGGTTAAGGTGAACTTTCCAGACCCAGTAGACGAAGCCGCAGAACGCGAGCAGCAGATGATTGAGATCTCCCTGGCTAACCGGGCTCACGCAAAAATGCAGTATAAGGGTGCCTGCTATTACTGCGAAGAGGCGGTGCCGGCAGGATGCTTTTGCTCAGCAGAATGCCGGGAAGACTACGAGCGCATTGAGCGCGCCAAGCAGCACCGCAGGGTTGCGTGACGCCGGTACAGGAAAACGTGCTAAGGGCTGTAGCGCGTAAGTGCAGGAGCGAAATCATTAAAGCCATAAACGGCAGGCCCAAGAAAGAACACGACCGCATAATCACATCACTTCTCGACAAACACGCCAAATCAATCACCGCCCTGCCGCCTGATACGTTTCCAGCAAAGCGCTTGCTGGCGTTCTATGTGCGTCAGGTGGATAAGGAGCAGAAGTCGCTCCGAATGAAAACTTGCGTTAGTTTGCGATCAAGTTCTGTTAAAACGTGCAGGAGAAATTATGGCTAAGTTAATGAACCTTCAGGAGTGGGCGTCGGCAACATATTCGCAGCCCCCCTCTTTATCAACCCTACGCCGCTGGGTCAGGGAGGGCAGGATTTACCCATGCCCGGAGCTTCACGGAAAAGAATACAAACTCGAACCGGACTCGGTGTACGTTGACCCGCGCAAGAAGATGATGAAACGCAGGCCGGAATACGTATCGCCACCGAAAAAGGGATCGCTGATGGAGAAACTGAAACATGTCGAACAGGCCAAAGCGGTACGACGCTAATCTGCCAAGGAACCTGACTTTTCGTAAAACGAAGCAGATTTACTCATGGCGAAATCCTGTGACCGGTCAGGAGATTTCACTGGGTAAGATACCCCGCAAGGATGCCGTGGCCCAGGCCATCGAAGCGAACAGCTACATCGAGCAAAATTACCTACCCTCCGCCCTTCTCGATCGGCTTAAAGAGACGCCTGATTTCACAGTGAGTAAATGGCTTGAGCGCTACGACGTCATCCTGGGTCGTCGCAGTCTTAAGCCAAGCACCATGAAGATAAGAAGCAATCAGCTGCTTACCATTCAGACTGAGTTTGGCCGCATGGCTATGACCTCAATCACTACGCGTGATATTGCAGTGTTCCTGGAGTCATATGTTCAGTGCGGCAAGCATAGTATGGCAGTTGCATTGCGATCGCTGCTGATGGATGTTTTCCGCGAGGCAGTTGTTGAAGGCATTATCGACAGGAATCCAGTTGAACCAACCAGGACCCCATCACCTGAAGTCAGGCGTGAGCGCTTGTTGCTTGAGCAATTTCTGGCTATCCGAAAGGCCGCGGAGAGTATGGGAGGTTGGCTGCAGAACGCGATGAATATTGGTCTGCTCACCGGGCAGCGTCGGGAAGATGTAACTCGAATGACCTTCAGCGCTATCAGAGATGGGCGGCTGTTTGTGACGCAAAGCAAGACTGGTCATAAGCTGGCGATGCCACTGGATTTAGAGCTGAAAGAGCTGGGAATGTCACTGGAGAGGATCGTAGAGGAGTGTCGGAAGGATAACCCATCGGACAGCCTGATTTACTCTTCAGTTCGCCGCGGCGGCAGAAAGCCTGGTCCTGTTTCACCAGATGCGCTCACAGGTGCATTTGCAGAAGCGCGTGAAATGAGCGGAATTAAATTTGGCCCTAACCCACCGACATTTCATGAAATCAGAAGCCTTGCCAGCCGACTATATCAAGTGGAAAATGGAGAGGATTTTGCGCAAAGATTACTCGGCCATAAAAACCTTTCTATGACTAAAAAGTATCTCGATTCGCGCGGTCAGGAATATGTAATGGTATAGATTGGATATAGTGATTTCGGGATATTTTCGGGAAATTTCGTAACCACCCTCAAAAATACCATATAAATCATAGCACTAAAAAAAGACCGAATACGATTCCTATATTCGGTCCAGGGAAATGGCTCTCAAGGAGCCGTGCGCTAAAAGTTGGCATTTATGAAGGCGATGTCGCCTTGCCATTTAACATTAGAACAGCGCGGTGGA